AAAGAACCTGTACCAGTTTCATCACTAATTGTGTTCAGTAATTGAAGGGAAGTAGTTGCAGCGAATTGTGATAATGGATTTGCAGTTAAAGCATCTCCACCACCTGCGACTGCTTGCCAAGAACAAGTACCATCGCCATCTTCACGCAAGAATTTAGTACCGCCAACTTCTCCTGTTGATAAAACAGCAGTTCCTTCTGGAGTTCCAGTTCCTTTTGAATCTAATTGTGTTTGGATCGCTGATGTAACACCATCAACATAATTGAGTTCGGTAGTTGTTAAAGTTGCGCCTTCAAGAATACCGAGTTCTGTTTCAGATACGTTTACCGCACCAATACCAATTTCACCAGTAAATGTTGGGTCTGCAATTGGAGCGTATGTACTTGCATTTACTGAATCGTCAGAAAATACTTTTGTACCTACACCATCCCCAACAGCAAGTTGGTTGTTATCAGTATCCCACTGAATATCTCCTTCTGCAGTAGGTGTTGGTGTTGTACTTTGTTTTAATGTTAATGTTGGAGTTGCAATAGTTGGACTTGTTCCGAATACCAAACTACCTGTACCAGTTTCATCGCTAATAGTTCCAAGTAATTCAAGAGAAGTAGTTGCAGCAAATTGGTCAAGACCGTTGCTTGTTAAAGCATCACCTGCTCCTTTTGCATCAATTTGTGTTTGGATCGCTGAAGTAACGCCTTTTAAGTAAGTCAATTCAGTTAATGACGGATATGTAGCAACTGCCGCTGAAGCTAAGAAACCGCTTCCATCAGTAAGAACTAACTCACTTGCAGTAAGTGCCGCTAACTTATTAACCGCAATTCCCGCTGCCGCTTTAATATCTGCGTTTTCAATGTTAGTGATACTGTTTCCAGTTCCATCAGCATCAAACGTCTTGTTAGTAAGCGTTTGAGTACTTTGTGCCATATCAGTAACGAAATTAGCCCTTGTTATCTTCTTTGATTCTACTGCAGAAGTATCAGTTGTTAATAATAAATCTGCATCGTCCAATGCTGTTATTGCTGTTAATGCGCTTAGTTTAGTGTCTGCCAATTTAGTTCTCCAATATTAAATTATCTCCATTCTCAAGCAAGAAGAAGTCGCCACTCTCCAAGAGTAGGTATTCGTCAGCTGCTGTTTGTGATTGAATTAATCGTCGTAAGTTACGGAAGTTCACACGTATTTGTATGATCCGTCTATGAATGTTAAGTGATTCAGCAAATGGAACAGGACTATTATCCAAAATATCCCAGTTGTAAACCACGTATAGTAAGTCTGAATGTGTGTAATCTTTAAATGCGTTTTCAATTTCCCTTGCAATATATTTCGCAACGTCAACACCAGTAACAGTATCGTTAATTGTAGTGCATATTTGATCCTTGTAAGCGAGAACGTCAATTTGAAATAAAGCAGTATCGTAAGTATTCCCTGTGCTTCCTAATCCTTCAAAGCCACTACTCTTGCTTATTTGGTATGAACCAATTCGCGGATATGAGTTTTTAGTAAGATTTTGTCTTGGACTGTCTGGGAAAATCCAATTAGTACCTGTCTTAAAACTGACCACAACATCTTGTGTATCAGGTGGTGCTGTGGTAAATTGAATCTTCTTGTTGTCCAAATCAATATTATAATGCTCGTAAGGAATTTGTGTTATGCCATTAACACTAGCAGAAATGATACAGTTCGGTTGATTGGTAAGTGTAAATTCTGTTGTTGAACCGTCACCCGTAAAGGTTTGTGAATCTAATGAAGTGCGGTCTGATAGACCATCTCTTGTTAGTTCTCCAACTCTTGCTCTCAAGAAGTTGTATATTATTTCTTCAGGTTCTTCAAAATACATTTTACCACTTGGATTTAAAATAGTTCACTTGAACAATAATATTTAGGCACTACTAGTATTTAAACACTATTAAGAAAACGCTTGTTGAATCAGCTCAGCCATTACAATATCGTTATATAGAACTTTTCTTATAAAAGCAAATGGTTGCATACCCTTCGGATAATTCTTTCGTAATGATGCAGGTAAATCTTTCTTTTTTGGATCAGGCGTTCCAGGGAAGTTTTCTTCACCGTATTGATTCCAATAAGCATAAGTCCCGTATTCAAGATAAATCATATACTCTTGCCCGTTCTCGATTGTAAGTTCACCGTTCTTGTATGTAGAAAACCATTGTTGAAGAAATTGACCGCTATCAATCAAATCCATTGCACGAATATTCTCTTTAATTTTATTAATAATTAACTCGCCAAGAATAAACATCTTTTTCGCAATTTCTTCCTCAGTATAATCGCCCTCAACATTAATAGTTAAATTGACGTTCATGGACTTCTACGACAAACCCAGCCCTGATAGATAGTTTCACCGTTTGTTTGTTCGCCCTCAACCTGCCTTACTAATCGCCACGTAATACCGTCAACAACTATTTCGTAGTTCTCCTCAATAGTATATGCAGGAGTTGTGTAGAAAATACCGTCACCCGTTAAAGCGATTCCCATTTGAACGTACTCAGAAATTAATTTAGCATCAAACTGTAAGTCACCCAGAACACCAGTAGTTGTTGAAGAAGTAACTGTTGCTGGTCTCCCCGCTTGATTTATTGTTGTAGTTTTCACTAGTAAAGTAATATCAGAACGTCCAAATTTCTCAAACCATTCTTTACTCTTTGCCTTCTGTAAGTCAGCAAAGCTCGTTGATCCTCTACTAATTACCATTTTAACAAGCGTGTAATGTTTGACCGATACCAGGAAGTAATTGTTTAATCCTGTTTTGAAACTGGTTTGTAGCTTCTCGAACATTCACATAAACTTCACCGATAGAAACGGATTTACGACCTAATGAGAATACAGTCGCATCGTCGTATGAACCACCAGTAATTGCTGCGAAAGTTCGTAATGCTATCACAAGGTCAGTCAATTCTTGTGCATCTGCTGGTACGGAAGCGTACCCGTGAGTGTAAGTAACTTCAATATTATCATAACCGTTTGGCAATGTTGTGTATAAAATAACTCTACCTTCAGTTGTAAACCGATAAGTAGAAGAATCTAATGTCCTGTCGTAAGTTCCATCAGGTGCGATTGTCTTAATAGAAGTGATGCCAGTAATTCCCCGATAGTTTAATTGTAATTCTTCTGGTGGATCGTAATCTCTGATGTAAGGTTCATCTGTTGTTGGATAGTCTGATTCAGAATCCCAGTCGAATGTTTCAACCGTTGTTTTCTCAGTTCCCCAATAATTACTCGTCATCTTCTCAACTTCTTTAGTCGCTGCGGGTAAATATGCTGCAAGAACAGTATCACTTGCTTTGGGTGAATGAGTGTAAGAAATATAAAGAACATTTGTCCCAAGCGTAGATACGCCTGAAGCTGTCAATAAGACCGTTCCTGAGTCTTTATTTAATGTGTAGTGTGTTGTTTCGGTTAAGTCCGTTAAGTCGTTTGTATCGGCTTCTGTGGACGCTGTACCGTACTTTAAAGTATAAGAGTCTGCAATGATGTTACTTTCAGCAGTATCAAAGCTTTCGTTGGTATTGTCACCAGTACCTAAAACTTCGTTTTCTACTTGAACGCCAATTCCAGCCGTTCTGACCATACTTAAAGTAGTTGTGTAAACCATCTATTTCTTAGACTTGCTGAAAATAGATTTTTTCACTACTTTCTTTTTCGCTGGTTTGACTTCGGCTTTCTTTTCTTCAACTACTTCGAGTGAAGGATTAAGCCCATATATTTCGGGAAGTTCTCGTTCCTCGCCTTTTTTTACTGTAATCATATCGTGATCGATTTTAACAGTAACTGTTTGGATTGCTTTAAATTTCATCTTTTTACCTACGCTGTTTTAATCTTTGCAACAAATACTGAATTGTTTTGTTGCCATGTTCTAATAATATCACCAGAGACAATACTCATACCTTCGATTTTAGTAATCGCATCAGCTGTATCACCTGCATTGAATGTTACTATTGTTGTATCTCCTGCTGCCATTTGTTTTACCTATTTAATATTGAAAATAAAAAAAGAGGGAATCTAGTTCCCTCGTAATCTAACACTAACGAGTTTATCAGTAACACCAGTACAATGGAATGTGATCGTGTTTCCACTAATCGCAAAACCAGGTACTACTGCCAATGTTGCCATATCTTCATTAAAAGAAAAGTCAACAGCCAAAACTGTTGCAAACTTTCCTGATTCAAATGTTTCACCATCTGTGATAGTGAGGACTACATGCTCCTCGTTGGTACTATATGTCGGGATTCTACTTGTTATAGTTGCTGCCGCCATATTAATTCACCTAGTACCCAATAACAGTTATGTTATGAATTCCCGTTGAAATAGTTCCTAATGTTAAAATTCCAGTTGCTGGTACAAAAGTTGCTTGTACTGAAGCTCCTGCATCATCGTTTGCAATGTAAGTAAGGATTTCTGTTAAAGCTACTCCTCTTGCATCCGTTGCGTCTGAGCCAAAGTCGATAGTATCTCCTGTTGCCGCTGCTGCTGATGTTTGAATAGTGATGACCTTTAAGTCACCAACTACTGCTGTTTTTCTAAATGTTTCTACTACTGCTGCCATTTTTTATATACCTATGCGATTCCGTAGATTTGAGTACACGCTGCTTCATGAGTTAATACAAATGCTTCATAAAGTTTTAACATATAAACACTACTGTCATTCTCCGATGCTTTTTCTTCGTAAGTTAAATCTTGTAATACTGCCATGAAAGTGTATCGAGTATCTAAGAATAAGATTCGTTTTGAACTTGCTCCTGTCGGCATAAATCGATCTCGGATGAACATTACACCGTCGAATTCAAATGCGTCTGGGATACCGAATCCTAATACAGCTTCACTTGGGTTAGTTACTTGACGCTGAATGTCTAAGAGTAGACCTTTAACGTAGTTGTGAGTTGTTGCATCAGTTACAGCCATATTAACATTTCCGTTATTATTGAATGAAGTTGCAAACTCAGCTCGAATACCAGCTAATGTTGGTAAACCACCAGATAAGTCAGTTGTATTAGTTGTAATGCTTACGATTAATCCAGAAGGTTCTTCAGGGTTAGTTGCTGCATCACCGTTGATAATCATATCTTCTTCTGCTTCCATAATGGATACAGTTTTAACAGATAAGTCAAGTTGTGTAGGATCTACAAATCCTCGCATTGCTGCAATAGATGGACCGCTTACTCGACCTTTAGCGTATAAGAATTTAATTCCAACACTTGCTCGGTCATAAACGTCTACTTGGTCTGCAATAGCTGCATTTTCTGCTGCCCAAACTGCTCCACCTTTACTTGTAAGAGGAACGTAGTCGTAAGTTAAACCTTTAACTGCTCGTCGTGGTAACACATTCCGTAGAGGTGTTTCACGAACTGTTCGGTCAACGAATTTTGGATCTACGTAAACTGGAACTAAAGCTGTTCCTGCTGTACCTGGACCGCCTGTCTGTGTATCAATACTCGCTTTTTGTAGTGAGCTTGAAATGTTATCTTTTTTGTTAATGCCTGTAAAAGGATTGTAGTACTCGTGACTTTGTCCTTTGTTGACATCTTCATAAACCGCCATGTCTCCGAATGAGTCTGAAAATGATTTTTCAGCTGATACGAAATCACTTGGTCGTCCTAATGTTATATTTGCCATTTGTTTTACCTGTTAATAATTGGAAGTCCTTTGTTGAGTTCTTGTGACTCAGGAGCTTCTACATCTGTGTCTCCTTCAGGAGTGTTAAATTGTGATTTGTAAAGCGGACTCGCTTTGAAATCATCAAATTCTTTTGTCAGTGCTTTGTTAGCTTCTTTTAAAGCAGATAGTTCTTTTGAAATATCTGATTCAACTGATGCTTCTTTTGCTTCTTCAGCTTCAGGTTCAGCTTCTGCTTCTTCTTCTGCTTCTGGCTCAGCTTCTGCTTCTTCTGCGACTGCTTCTTCAGCAACTTCAGGTTCAGCTTTTGCTTCTTCCAAGTCTTTTTCCAGTTGAACAATTCGTTCTTCTGCAACAGACTTTTCAGCTAAAACAGCACTAAATTCTTCTTCAGAATAAGTTTTTGTTGTTTCTTCTGCCATTTGAGTTTCCTCGTCAAGTTTTTTACCAAACTTCTTAGCCATAGCCATCATTGCCATTCCATGTCGATTGCTCGGGATAGCGACAAATGATGCTTCTAACAATTCAAGTTCAGTATAAACATTAATAGATTTATTGTTGATTTTACGTTGCTCACAAGACTTCACCATAGCACCAATACTGATACCACACTGTGCGCCCTCGTCAAGCATACCTTTAATCATTTGAGCTTTAGGATTTGATAAAAAGAATTGTGGTTCTGCAACTAATGATTTATGCCCGTCAATATCGACAAGTCTTTTATTAGTCCAGTGACCGATTAAGTTTTCAATGTTGTTTTCGTGATTGAGTAGGATCGCTGTTTGTCCACCGTCAGACTTAATTACACCTTCAAGTGCTTCTGCGGAAACAATTTCACCATCACGGTCAATAGAAGTATCGCTGAGAACCGCAAGGTATTTACCATTAGAAGATTTAGTTAATGCTTGAAATAACTCGATTTTTTCAGGCGTTGAATTGACTGTTGATTTTTCCATGTTATTATTTATATCCCTACTAGTATTTAAACACTATTACGTTTTGGTGGCATTCGATACTCAATCACGCAACGACAATTTACGTGAGATGGTGGATATGCAAAGTTTTTACCAGTTGAAGGATCGTTAAATTCATCATCCAAAGGAATACCTTCCTTGAAGTATTTGTTGTGTAACCTTCGGCAAATGTCTGAAGTCTTATTATCCATAACTGCTGCATACGCTTTATAGCCATTAGTACCGCTTTCCTTGTAAGCAGTGAGCTTACCCTCGTTAATGAATCTTGTAGTCTCAGTTCTTGCGATCCGTTCAGCTTGTGATTTAGCAACACCGTCAAAGATACTTTCAACGTGCTTAACCATTTGTTTACGTGGAACTTTATTCTGAACATCCTCAGCAACCTGTCGAATAACCCTTGCCTGTATTTCTTTAGTAGCTCCTTTGATCCCGTACCACATCTTACCGTTGATAGTGTACCCGTTGAACTGTTGGTTCTCCAAAGCCATAAGCTTCTGGTCGAATGATTTAGTAAACCCAATATCAACGCCTATTTCAACTTCGGCTGATTCAAGACCTTTATTTAATCCAACCTTAATGAATTTCCTAACCGCACCCATAAAAGCCCTCGTGTTAATAGCGTTTAAAGTAGTTCGGATAAAGTCACCAAAGAATTTAGTAGTGTATGATTTTTGTGAAGGTGCTGTCTCCAGTTTAGAAACAACTGTTTTCTTCCACTTGTCAATATTCTTTTTATAGAATGTTGCATAGTCCTCAGAGTCATCAACAGGATCGCCTGGCTCAACCTCTGCGTTCTTAACAACCATTTCTTCTTCATCGTATTCTTCTTCATCATAAGGAATCTCGTCGCAGTCCTCAATCTTCAAAGTATCGGAAACGTAAACATTAAAGAACTGCTGAACAACCAAGTCAGGGTCAGAACCTTCCTCAGCTCCAAAGTTAAGGATCTCTTGTAATGTGATCTGCGTGTAATATTTCCAGCCTTCTTTACTCAAAAAGAAAAAGTAAAATGTCTCAGCCCTATCAAACTGATGCACTGTAACGTGGTTAAGTTCTGCTTCAATCTTTTCCCAGAATTTGCTAAAGTTTAGTTGTATCATTTTTTCCTGTGTATTGAATTAATTATGTTTGACAATTCACGAATAACGGATGTTGTTTCCTTACTCGATTCGTAAAATTTATCAGTTGAATCTTTAATATCCTTTCGGAGTTCGTTTCGCTCAACCTTGTGCTGGTCAGTAAACTTGATGAATAAATAAATCATCAATAACAAAAACATAATCGGAAGTCCAAACTTTTCTAATAATGTAATCATTTCAATCATTTTAAGTCAGCGTATATCTCCTTATATGTTAAATATAATCGAACACCTGCAATAATGTTCAATAACA